GGGCGGCCGTAACCTCGATGTACACGATGGGGCCGTTGCTGTCCTGGTAGTTGGTGTCGCACTCAGCGAGGTCCGTGACCAGGCGGAAGAACGCCACGCATACCAGCTTGCCCTTGTCCGTGATGATGAGGCATCGATCATGCCCCAGGAACCACTGCACCCACGAGCGCAGGTTCTCGATCGGCCACGAGGCACAATGCGGCCAGTACCGGCGAAGGAAGGCGGTCACGTAGAGGTTTTGCCGGGGGTATTCCATTAGGCGGTGGAAAGCTCGGTCTTGAGGGGGTCAACGAAGGCCGTCGTGGCGATGGCCGGGAGGGCGATCTTCCACCGGGTCGCGCCAAACTTGAACTGCCACACGTTGGCCTTGCCGCGGGAAATGAGGTTCTTGACGACCCGCTTCTGGCGGTCGCTGGGCTGGATAACGATGTTCGTGTCCAGCGCCGTCCACGTCCCGGCGATGTCCTTCATCAGGTACAGGTAGGCCGTCACGGCACTGTCCGTCATCCGGTTCTCCGAGAAGACCTGCACCCCGTGGAGAAGCTTGTCCACCAGCGGCTCCTGGCAGTCGTAGGCGCGGGTGACGACATAGCTCTCGTAGGTGCTGGTGTCGTCCTGGAACTGGGAGGTGGTTTCGCTGGAAACCGCGGTGTAGTCGTCCCACGTCCAGAACTTGCCCGTGTTGTCGGCAAAGTTGAGGCGGAGGCGGCCGGAGAAGCCCGTCACGCAGAAGTCCCGGGGGGCCCAGCCGGTCCACGACCCCATCCATGACTTGGTGAGCTCGTTCCAGACGTACACCGTGTCCGGGGTCGTGTTGGCGCCGGTCGGGACGGCGAGGAAGTAGCGGTTCCGGTAGAAGGCACTGGCGATGCTGCTGAAGGCCGCCTTGTTGATGTTGTCGATCTGGTCCTGGATGGGGGCCGATAGGGTCTGCCCAACGTCGGTCTGGGTGCCGGCTTGGATCTTGGACATCGACCGAACGCCGTCCTGGGCGAGGAAGTACACGTCGCTACCCACGCCCTGGATGGACTTATGGCTGACGCAGCCGATCCGGTTGTTGACGATCTGCACGTTCCAGTTGGCCACGGGCACCAGTGGGTCCGCCTGCACCATCCAGATGCTGCGCTGCTTGAAGACGAGAACGTTGCTGCCGAACCACGAGTAGATGCCCGTGATAGGGTCGCCGTCACCGCCGACGCGGAGCGAGCTGCCAAGCAGGTCCCACGACTCGCCATCCAGGATGTCCGAGACGTACAGGGTGTCCGGCGGGATGGTAGTGTCGGTCGTGGAGCAGAACAGGCGCCCGCCGTTGGCCGTCAGGAAGCACGGCTGGCTGGGGGTCTGGGTGATGTTCACCCGCACCGTGGCGTTGGTCCCGGTGGACGGGGCGGCCGCCACCGTGGCGGTCGGGGGCGTCGTGGAACTGTAACCAGCCCCGGGTGCCGTGATGGTGGCGCCGATAAGCCGGCCGCCGTAGCCCAGGATGGACGTGGCCGTGGCAGCACCGGACGAGAAGGTGATCGCCGGGAGGGCGATGTAGCCGCTACCCTGATTCGTCACCGTCAGGCTGGTCACGCGGCCGGCGCTGATGCTGTTGTTCGACAGGGCACTGTCGATGTACTTGAGGGCGCCAACGCCGTCACAGTAGTAAAGCCGGTTGGCGATCTGGGCGAAATAGACCTTGGTGCCGCTGTAGCTACTGCCGCCGATACCGGCGTACACTGCGCTCTCCGTCCCCTGCTTCAGCACGCCGCCCTGGGCGATGACGATGTACTGGGTGACGTAGGTGGCGAAGTAGGTGCAGGCATCAACGGGCGTGCTGCCGAGGTTGTTGCCGAAGTAGGTCGTGAGCGCGTTCCAGTTAGTGGCGATGGTGTCCCAGGTGCGGGTTTCCACGTTGCCGGCGGTCGTCCGGGCGCCCCGGCGGGTCTCGAGCCGCCCGAACGGGTCAAAGTCCATGTTCTGGGCGAAGAAGAACCCACCCTTGGGGATGGCGCTCTCCTGGGCTGAACTGACCTGCCCGCCCGTGAAGGAATCATCGCCGTCGCCGGCAATCGGGTCATCAAGGATCGTATTGTCGGTGGATGCCATTACTGGGGTCCGCCGGCCGGGTCATAGTAGCCCTCCTCCAGGGGAACGATCGTGGACATGCTCTGCTGCTGGCCCTTCTCGATGTTGGTCATCGTCTGGACATGGCCGGAACCCTCAGCGAACTTGGCCTGCGCCTTGGCGTACTGGCGCCCGCGCTCCAGCATGTCGGCCTCGGCGTAGCACAGGAGGGCGTTGTCGATGCCGCGGAGGCAGGGGGAGTCGTTATCCGTCAGCGCCACCCACTTCAGCTTGCCCAGGGTGTAGAGGGTGCCCGCCGTCAGGGGAACCGGGAGGAGCTTGATGCGGGGGTAGCCGGAACCGTCCTTGGGCAGGTTGATGAAGTTCCGGGGGGTCGTGAGCTTGGAGGTGTCCGTGTTCCAAGCGTTCGGGTCCAGCTGGAAGAAGTTCATCCAGTCGAAGCCGGGAAGCTCCACGCCGTCCGTCTGCCCGGTCTCCGTGAACCGCACCGCCACCGGGAAGTCGATAAAGGTCGTGGGCGGGACGGCCGAATGGAAGAAGGTGATGGTCGGGGCATCACTGATCGTGACCGAGGTGGCCGAGGCGGCGACCGCTGACTCCGCTACGCCCATGGATTCCGTCCACAGGAAGCTGTCGTAGATCATGCGGTAACGGGCGTTCAGGTAGTCCTTGCACGCCGCGATGTCCGCCGCCTCCGTGGAGGACAGCTTCGTGGTGATAAACGTGGCGAGCTGGGCGAGTGTGGAGGCCATGGGTTATTCGGATTTCGGGGTGTCCAGCGCCTTCACGATGGCCGCCACCTTATCCAACGCCTCCTGCACCTGGCAGTAGGCTTGCCGGGTCAGCTTGCCGGCGTTCTGGGGCTGGGTCGCTTGGTCGAGGATGCTGATGGCTTCGTCGTTGGTCATGGTTGGTAAAATTAGGCGAGATAGCGGATGATGAAAATGCCCGCAGCGCCCGCGCCGCTGGTGCCACCCACGGCAGCGCCGCCACCGCCGGAGCCCGAATTGGCGATCGTCGCGGACACGCCGTTGGGAGACCCGGACCGGCCGCCGGAGCCGCCACCACCTGCGCCGCCAAGGTTTGCCGTCACCGAGCTATTGCCGCCACCACCTCCCGCGCCATAGGCCGAGGATCCGCCGGAAATGAAGCTAGTAAGCCCAAGGCCCCCTGAATACGATCCGCCGCCCTGAGCAGCGTTCTGGATGTCGCCAAACGCGCCGCCGCCACCGCCGCCATCGAGATTTCCGGCGTTGTTGCCGCCGCCACCCTTGTAGGCATTGGAACCGCCGCCCGACAGGGCGCCCGTGATATTGCTCCCGCCACCACCCCCGGACCCGCCGTTGGTTTGGCTGTTGGTAGTGACGCCTTTGCCGCCACCGTTGGCCGTGACGCCGTTAAAGGTCGAATTGACGCCAGAGGCATCGGCAGCCCCGCCGCCGCCAACGACCACCGGATAGGTGCCAACGGAAATGGCTTGGGCCGTACCCACCTCCACCGCGCCGCCACCACCACCACCGGCGTTGCCGGTTAGCCCGCCACCGCCGCCACCGCCTACCAGTAAGTAGTCGAATGTCCCGGGAGAAAACACTTGGAACGTCCCGCTACCCGTGAATGTGTGGATCTTGTACTGGCCGAAATAGCTAATCGTCCCGCCCGTGGCCACGATGCCACTACCGGACGACATGAGCATGGAGGAGCTGGACATTAGGTGAGACCCACGCCGGACACGAGGAACGTGTCATTGGAGGTGCAAAGGAAGGTCGCGCTGCCGTAGGCGGCGAGGGTACGGCTGCCCGTGGTGCCGGTGCCCGCCTGGACGAGGCTGGCCGTGCCCTGCGTCAGGCCGATGGAGCTGCCCGACAGGTTGACGACATGAAACACCATGCCGGCCGTCCAGCCGCTGGCGTTCACGGTGATGGCCGCCGCCGATGACTGCTTGATGTGCTTGCCGTTGTCCGTCAGGGCGGCCGTGTAGGCCCCGGACTGGGCGTTCTGGACGAGGGAGCGGACGTTGCCGGTGCTATCCGAAATCGACGAGCCACCAACGATGGTGCCGATAGCGGCAAACGTGGTGCTGACCGCCAGGGCGCCCGTGATGCCCACCGAGGCGGCGGACAGGTCCAGTAGCTTGGTGCCACTGATGGCCAACCCGAGGTTGTTGGCGCCGATGCGATAGAGGCCGGTCGTGGTATCGGCAGCGAGGTACAAGCCGGGGGCGCCCACGGCACCGGCGGCCAGCGAGGTAACGCCGGTAACGCCAAGGGTGCTGGCCAGCGCGGCGGCACCAGTGACGGCGAACGTGCCCGTGCTCGAGACTCCAGCTGTGCTGACCTGGAGCGCACTGTCGTTGCCCAGGCCGTCGGTGATGACGCGCAGGGCGCCCGACAAGGCGAGGTTGTCGGTGGTTTTGAGAAGGCCGCCGTAGGTGGCAGCGACGGTGAGGCCGGTTAAGGGAGTACCCATGGGAAATTAGGATAGGATGCCAACGTTGATGAGTGCCGTAATAACTTGCGCGAGTGTCATGCCTGTTCCTGCGGGAGGGGCCGCCGCAACCTTGCCGTTGAAGCCGACGTTGCCGGAATTGGTGAGCGTTCCTGTCACCGCGAGGCCGGTGGCGGTAAATAAACCAACGACGCTTCCCGCAGGTGAAATCTGCAATCCGGTTCCAGAAAGAAACATCCATTGGGAGTTTGTTGTGCTGCCGCTGACCGTGCCGTTCCATAGAAATGCCGTCTCTTGGTTTGTCCCACTCCAGAGGGAGTTGGCGATCATCCGAAAAGAGGCGCTCGGTGTGGTGGTAAGGGCGGTGCCAAAGCCCAAAGCGTTCAGTTCAACGATCCGCGCTCCCGCGGGTGTGGCGGCAGGAGAAGCCCGCGTCCCACCCGCATACCGTCCCTCAATCTGAAACGCCTGCTGTCCTACGGTTGTTGAGAAAGAGTTGCCCTGAAAGGCCACCCCAACCCCGTCTGCGTTACCGGCATTTAGCACCACGGCTGACGAAAGCGCGGAAGGAAGCGAACCACTAGCGGTTCCCAAATCAATCGTCACATTACCCGTCGCACTCAGCGTCGTGAAAGCGCCGGTAGAGGGCGTCGTCGCCCCGATGGGCGTGTTGTTCAGCGCCAACAGCTGCACGTCGCTGCTGGACAGCTTCAGCGCCGTGTCATTCCCCTGCCCGTCCGTGACCGTCTTCAGCACCCCCGTAGCCGGCCCGTTGTCATTCAGCTTCAGGAGCGGAATGACGGCGGGTTGCCCCGTGAGGCCGACTAGGGTGGGACCGGGCATCGCTTAGGCCATCAGATCGCCCTTGTACGCGAGGACATCACCGCTCGTGAGCGTGAAGCCGGTACATTTGATATAGACGGTGGTGCCAGCGGGGACCGGGATGGCGGTAAAGGTGCCGGTGGCATCCTGGCCGCCGGTGAGCGACGCAATGACGGTCGCGGCGAGGGCTTGGATGGAGACGAACGGGCCGTTGGTGGAGGAAGCGGCGCCCGTGACGCGCTCAATGCCCATTCCGCCGAGGCTGGATTCTTGGAGATGATCGAGACGATTGGATGACATGGTAGTAGAGGGGCGTTACGCCCAAAGTTGCTTGACGCGGGAGGGGCTGATGCTGGAACGAAGGGTGCCCTTGGCCTCCTGCCGGCGGTAGCCGTCGAGGATCTGCTTGGCAAAGGGGCGCCCATCGGCCCCGCGCAGGGGCACCCGCTCGCTGATCTTCACGATCTGCTTCGCCACGGGGTCGTACTTGAAGCTGGGCATTGTTGGTTCTTCCTGTAGCCGTTAGCGGCCGGCGCTGGTGTCCTCGGACTGGGACGCCTTGTAAAGGGCCTTGCCCTCAGCATCCTCGCTGCCGCTGTCGTCGGCCTCATCGCCATCCGGCTCCTGGCAGTCCTGAACCTTGGAGCCGTTGACCGATTCCACGCTAAGTTCGTAGGAATCCTCGCGCTCGGCAGTGACCTTGGCCTGGACGCCGCCCAGGTCCACTACGTCACCCACGGATGGGGCTACAGACTGGCCGGTGTCGTCGGGGCTCTCGAGGGCTTTCTTGGGAACGGTAAACATGGTGTTGGTTGGGATAAGCTGAATGGGGCCCACCCTCCCATGAGGATGAGCCCGATGAGCCTACACCTTAGAGGGTGTGCGAGGTCTTGACCCAATGAACCGCGTAGTAATTCGGGTTCAGACGCAGGCCAGCGAAGTACGCCGTGGTGGCCACGACGATGTTCTGGTTATGCGGGTCCGACTTGTCCGGGGCATCGAGGACGTTGATCGTCGGGGAGAACGGATTCCCGCCCGCGATCTGGGGCACGCCCCACGCCTGGGCGCCCAGGGCGAAGTTGGCGATAACGTCCTTCAGCGTGCCCGTGCCGCCGCCGCCCGTGTTGTTGAAGATACCACGGTCGGTGTTGGTGGCAGAGCCCTTAGCGATGAAGCTATTGGTCTGCATGACGACACGGATGCCGTAGAGGCTGCCGACTTCGCCCTTGTAGAGGGGGCGACCGGCGTTGCCGTAGTTCGACGCGTTCAACCAGTCGGTGTCGCGCATCAGGTCGCGGGCCGTCCGGGGATCGCAGACGTAAACGTAGCCGCCGCCGTCGAGCTCGGGAGCGCGATTGCGACGGAGCTTCGTCACGATGTCCAGTAGCGCGGTCGCGCTGGCGATCGAGTCCGTGGTAGCCGAGTTCAGACCCGTGAAGGTCTGCGTGACGGTCGCCGGCTGGCCGTAGATTTCAACGAGGGTGTCGCTGTTGTCCAGGGTG